CTTATCCTGTATAAGATTGATTTGGTATCATATATTTCTTTCTATGCTTCTCTCTCTGATTGAATTTAGTATCTGGATTACTGAATGTAGGGCTGTATTTATTATTTATTGAATAGATACGCTTGGCTTTCTTACCACACTCAGGGCACTCAAAACCTTTTTTGCTTTGTTCATAAGAACACTGCTCTTCAAAAGTGTGGTCACTATTGCATTGAAAATCATAGAAAGGCATAGTTACTTCTTCCTTTGCTTTCTAGTCCTCTTAGGTGGTCTACCTCTAGTCTTTCCGTATGTTCCAACTCCCCAAGGCATCTATCTACTCCTATTTAATTTCTATTTTCTTTGGTTTCTCTTCCTCTGGTAGATTTAATTCCATATCTACTATAAGAATACCATCATTGAATTTTGCATTAATTACTTTAAGATAATCTATTAATGTCCAGTGTCTCTTGAAGGCTCGTTGTGCTATACCTTTGTAGACAAAACTATTATCTTTTTCCTTATCATCAGAGGCTTTTCCAGATATGGTCAGAGTATTATCTTTTACTTCGACAGCTATATCTTCTCTCGAAAATCCTGCTAGTGCTATCTCTAATTGATATTTATTATCATCAATTTTCTTGATATTATAAGGCGGATACTTAGGTATCTCAAAATGGTTCAGTGATGATAGTTGATTAAATACATTATCAAAACCTACCGTTAAATTTCTAAATGGGTCAAAAACTGTTAATCCAGTCATATTGTATCTCTCCTTTATTAAGCGAGTTATTAAAATGAGATGCTCTCAATGAGCCACCTCGGTTTATGTGATAACCCCTCCGGTTAAAGAGGGGTTAAAGGGTTTAGCTATTAACTAGCTGGTACAACGAAAGCAAGAACTGCATCGTCACGCAACTCAGCAATACCATAAATAGTATCGGAAGTGAACAAGTCACCAAGATATTGTTGTTGATATTGAGTTTGTGAACGAACACCTACTTGCTCTGCGAGTGCCCAAGCGTCTTTGTGCATTAGCACTCCAACACGCTCAGTACCTGCACCACCGTCACCTGTGCCACCACCTGATTTACAAGTTGGGCAGTTAGTAGAGATGTATACATCTACACCGTAGATTTGTCCAATCTTACCTGTGCGAATAGCATCGCCAGAACCAATGAACTGTTGTTCAGTGAATCTTGCAATACCTAACATATCGTTAGCAGCGACTGGTGGGATGATTAATGAACGATTGTCCATCGGAACATCTGCATTATCCAGTTTAAGTAGAAATGCACGGATGCCAGCATCAGTAATATCTGCTTCATTCGTACCAGACCACGCTGTAGTGGCATTTCCTATGTAAGCACCTCCAAAAGAGAAATCTGTAGTTCCTCCTCCAGTACCGCCTGACTGTGCACTCTCTGAAAGATTCAGTAAGTGTGTATCTACTTGTTTAGCTAGAGCATATCCTGCGTCATCCGTATAGAACTTACGGAGTGAGCTGAGTGCTTGAACCTCAGTGATATCCTCGATTAAGACAGAGTATTCATAGTGCTTATCAATCGAAAGATTGGTCACGCTATGAGTGTCACCCTGAATATATACCTTTGTATTTGCTGCTTTAGCTGTCGCTGAACCACGGACAGGTGTAGGGATGTGTATTGTGTCTCCTTTCTTACCTTTATGATTTAAGCGAGTAACTAGATTAGCAACTACTAGGTTCGACTTATACGCTGCAATAGTTTCATCCGACCATAGTTCTGGGATAAAATTAGCACCGGTAGTAGTCGTTTGATGGTTAGTGCCTATAACACCTGTAGCCATAATAATTACTCCTGTATAGTAATGTTATATATTATTTGACTCTTCCTTCTGCATAGGCATTGTATATTTCATCCGATAAGTCGGCATATCTATTAGGGTCATTCTGTTTTAATCTAATTAAATCAGCTCTCCTATATGTCTTCTTACCGGCTGTAGATTCTGAAGATACTCTGGATTCGGTCTTACCAGCTTTTAGGCTCTTCTTACGTTTCTGTGCTTGTTGCTCTTTAACTTCAGCAGTCTTATCAATCATAGAACGCTCTTTCCAGTGCGTCAATAATTCATCGGCTGCATCATAGTTATAGGCATCCGCTGCTTGAAACAAGTCGGTCCTAAACTTACTAGCTTTAACCCAATCCTGAAA